ACTCCCCTCTGGCGTCACACCTCGATACCCCGCCCCTCGACGGCTGCTGCCGAGTGTGAACGCAGTGAACACGAGGGTCGGGCGCATGGGGACCTGGGTGCCCCTACCGACCTCCCCCGGTGGCCTCTCCAATATAGATAGAGGGACCCATTATCCATTAAGTGGTGTGCCACGATTCACCCACTCAATATCGCACTCCGGGTGAAGACCACATCGCACTCGACGCACCGGTTCACCCCGAACCGCTTCACATACATCCTGTCGAGGAGCGCATCGCAGTCGGCGCAGTGGGGAATCGGCGGTTCGTCACCCTTCCCATCAGTAGCTACGCCCATGCCCGTCGAAGCTTCAGCGACAACAACGGGCACAGCGCGCTCGGCCTCCGGCCTCGCGCTTTCTTTATCCCCCTTAACGGGCACGCCATCGCTACGGGGCATGTCGGCGCAGAAGGCAAAAGGCACAGTCCCAGGGTCGTCAGGGTCGATAGCCAAGGGTGCTCCTGTAGAGGGGAAAAGGGGGGTGTGAGGGGGTTGACAGAAAATACGAATCGACTATGGTGGGGGCGACCACCCATTCGGGAGCCCCCCACTCCGGGTGGTCAAAACAGCCTACTTTTTGCGCTGAAAATCGCATTTCTCCTCTGAGAAATCGCTGAATCGCCACTCAAAAATGCGATTCACCATTTTACCTCACAAACGTTCAGTACCGAGTACCTCCACCGGAGGTACTCGATAATCGTATAGTGAGCGGGTGCCGCGCAATCACCCGCGATTCAACGTCAACATACCCGCCGTCAGGGGTGCGCCACCGTGGACACGCGCCGCCGAAGACACTCTGCTGCTGAAGTGGCTCAAGACGCAGGGCATCAACTTCTACCGGTTCGCCAAACTCGTCGAATTGCGTCCCGACCGCGTGGCTTACCTGGCGCGGGGACAGGTTCTCCCTGACCTGAGCATCGCCTTCCGTATTCAGAACGCCACCAAGGGAGGCGTTCCCGCCTCCTCGTGGCTCGGCACCACCCTAGGCCGGCAGGTCTGGAACACCAACGGGGTCAGAGCTTCCCAGTACTGGAGGAAACGTGTCACGAACGCGAAGAAAAAAGCCCAACGACACCACCGTTGAGGGACAGGAGTACTGTCCCCGCTGGCACAAGATTGGGCGAGTCGGTCCCGAGGGCGAATGCACTCCCGTCTTCTGCGGCGGTGGGAGTAAGGGCACCCGCCCGAAGCAGGCCACTCTCCAAGACCCGGCCTTCAACACCAACACCATCACCGACGAGGAGGTTTCGCCCTCGGCGATTGCCAGGCTCGACGCCCGACACCAGTTTCTCAAGGTCCCGGCGAACCTGGAGGGGGACGCTGCCGACAAGTTCGTCACCGGGCGCCTCGCCTCCCTCGCGCCGGCGGCACTCGCTGAAGTTGAGTACCGCCTGAAGCTCGGCAGCGGCGACGAACGCTACGATGCCGCCCTCGAAGTGCTCGACCGCACCGGCTTCGGCAAGACCGACAAGGGCGGAGTCGGCTCGTCACCCATCATCGTCATCAACGCTGGCGGCAACCTGGCGCCTCCGTGGTCCCAGCGGGCGCAGACCGTTGACGCTCAGGTTGTGGATGTGAAGGCGGGGGTGAAGCCGTGAGGAAAAGCGCCCTAGAACGCTTCCGCGAGGCGAAGTCAGCGACCACCGGTGAGCAACAGCAGCTCGATTACGACGGACTCTTCGCCCTGTTACTCGGCGGCGAAATCAACCCGACACAGAAAGCCTTCGCCTACAGCCCCGAACGCCTCAAGGCGTATATGGGACCGGCCGGCTGCGCCAAGACATCCACCTTATGCGCGTCGGGGCTCATGCGTGCGTTGCTACAGCCCGGCAGCAAGGGGTTGGTAGCCCGCGCCGACTACAACGACCTGATGGACACCACCGCGTTGCGGTTGGAAGAGATGGTTAACCGCCTTCCCAGGGGTGTCTTGCTCGACCGGGACAAGTCGCCGCCCATGAAGTGGTGGATTCGCCCCGCCGTAGAGGGCGGCGACGTGTCTCAAGTCACCTTCATGGGCCTCAAGGACATGCTCGGCAGCTACGAGTTCAACTGGGCCATCGTTGACGAGGCTGCCGAGGTCGAGGAGGCGCGCATCCACGAAATCAACACCCGCCTCCGGCACAAGGGCGGGGACTACAGCGTCGGGCTGGCCTTCAACCCGCCCGACAAGCATCACTGGCTCTATACCGCCTGCACCGGCCGGGACTTCCAGGACAAGGTTACAGGCGACGCCTGGTTGAAGCTGTTCCTCCCGTCGCCTCGTGAGAACATCACCAACTTACCCCCCGATTACTACGAGAACCTCGCCAAGAGCCTCCCGCCCGACATGCGCCAGCGGCTCATTGAGGGGGTATGGGGTTCCACCTTTGAGGGGCAGCCCGTCTACCGCGAGTTTCGCTCCGGTATCCACATCCGAGACACCGCCAAGTGGTACGTCGGCGACACGTTGCTGCGCTTCTGGGACTTTGGCTACCAGCGGCCCGCGTGTATCTGGGCGAAGGTCGATACCTTCGGCCGGCTCATCATCTTCAAGGAGCACCTGGGCGAGAGCACCGAGGCCACCGCCTTCGCCAAGCGCTGTATCGCCCTCACTCAGCAGTCGTTCCCCGGCGCCGAACAGACCATCGACTTCGGCGACCCGGCAGTGGTTCAGAAGAAGGACACCGGGCAGACGCTGGCTGAGTTCTACAAGGCTGGCATCCTCATCCGGTACAAGAAGACGCAGATTGACACCGGGGTTCGCCGGCTGCGCCAGTTGATGGAGCAGCTCGTTGAAGGGGAGCCAGCGTTCCAGGTCAGCGCCAGTTGCCATGTCCTTACGTCTGCCCTGCGCGGTGGATACCACATGGACAAGGATGGGCAGAAGCCGTTCAAAGACGGCTACTACGACCACCTCTGCGATGCGTTGCGATATGGTGTCGACAACGTGTATGGCGGTATGGCTCCGCAACGCTTCGACCACCTGCCGCAAAACCTTGAGTACGACTCAAGTTTCGACCACGAGGTTTCACAATGAGTGACGAGTTCATCCAAACCCCGCTGGCTGAAGTGGTCGAGAACGCGCAGGGTGCCATGTTTCAGGGTGCCTTCCCCACCACCGAGAACTTCGCCGAAGACCCCGACGTGAAGCTCCAGTGTGAAACTACCCTCTTCGAGGTGATGAACTGGACCCGTCTCAATCGCACCGGGTTGGAGGAGGAGTGGCGCGCTATCCGCACGATGGATTCGATGCGGCACGGGGTAGACCGGCGATACAACGGGCGCTCCGAGGCGTTCCTCCCGCTGATGTCCCGGCAACTGGAGAGCATCGCCGCCAACCTCACCCGCGGGCTGTTCCCGTCCGACGAGTACTTCGACGTGGACGACATGGACGAGGCGAACCATGAGCGGGCACGCACCGGCAAGGCGTATATGCAGTGGGAGCTGGAGACGGTCGCCGGCATCGGCGTCGCCATCAAGCCGTTCCTGCGGCAGTTCGCCGCCTACGGCAACTCGCCGCTGAAGCACTTCTGGTGGAAGAAGATTGCGGCTCAGGGCCGGCGGCTTTCCAAGATGGATGCGCTCCGGCAGGCACTCGGAGGCGCGCCGGCCGGCACACCCGCCTTCGGACCGCAGACTGTCTATGACGGGTTGCGCGTCGTCGCGCGGAGCATCTTCTACTGGTACGTCTACCCGGCCACCATCGACAGCCTGGAAGAGGCGACGCTGGTGTTCGAGGACCTGGACGTGACCAAGCAGTACATCCTCGACATGGTGCGGAAGAAGGTGTTCCTCAACGCGCAGGAGGCGCTCAACGCGCCCATCGACCCCAACCACCTGCACAACCTGGCGTCGATGGTCGGTGACGGCGGCGGGATGGGCGCGCTTCCCGAGGGGCTGTCTGGCAACGCCCTCGGTGAGCAGCGAATGCTCTCCGAGTGCTGGACATTCCTGAAGCTCCCCGCCCGCGCCTACCTCCCCGGCGAAGACCGTGAGGAGTCAGTGCCGGTCAGGGCCATCATGGCGGGCAGTACCCCCGTCTCGGTGAAGCGCAACCCGACCTTTGAGCAGCGCTCGCCGTACAAGGTTGGCAGGATGAACACCGCCCCCGGCTTCTTCTACGGGCACGGGTTCGGCCGGAAGATTCGGCCGATGCAGGGGCTCACCAACGACTTTGCCAACCAGACCAACGACTGTGGGACGTACACGCTGAACCCGGTCATCAAGCGTAACCCGGCGTTCATCACCGGTCCCATGCGCCCCCTGGCTCCCGGCGTGGTTTGGGACATGACCGACGAGAAGGGTGTCATCTTCGACCGGCCTCCCGTTGAACTCATCCAATACGGGCTCCAGTACGTCAACGCCTATATCCAGATGACCCAGGACATGGGCGGCTCGCCGCCGGTGCTCCAGGGTAGCGGCCAGGGCAAGGGGGCGAAGACCGCCACCGGCATGCAGATTCTCCAGAAGAACGCGATGGGTCCGCTACAGGACATCGTGGAGGAGCTGGAGCGCCAGGTGATGACGCCGCTGCTCTACAGCGCCCACGCGCTGGCGCAGCAGTATCGGGACAAGGAAGTGATGGCACTGGTTGGTGGCGAGGCTATCCCGGTGCGTCCGGAAGACCTGGCGTTCCGTGCCCGCTGGCGCTGGATGGCGTCCAGCCAGGCGGCGAACCAGCAACAGCGGACGCAGAACGCACTGGGCTACATGCAGGCGGTGATGAACCCCATCATGCTTCAGACCCTCCAGATGGGCGGCAACATGGTGGACCCCGTTCCGTTGCTTCGGAAGGTCTACACCGACGGGCTGGGCCTGCGGAACTTCGACCAATTCATCAAGCGGGCACCGCCCCCGCCGATGCCTGGTATGGGACCGCCTGGTATGGGGCCGCCGGGGCAGGAGCCTGGAGCGCCGCCGCAGTCTCAGGACCAACAGAGCATGGTGGCGCAAGCATCCACCGCTGACGGCGAGGAAATGATGATGGCGCCCGGCGAAGGTGACGAGGCGGGGATGATGCGCGACGAGGCAAACGCGATGGCCGCGATGATGGGTGGAGGCTCCGGTGAGTTCTGAGGACATGCAGCTCGGTGGTACGCACACGGTACATCTCGACGAGCTTCCCAACCGAGCCGAGTGGGAGGCCAGACTACGCGCCCTCGAATCGCTGGCGATTCACGAGGGCTGGGCAATCTACGCTCAGGTGCAGCGCAACGAGGCTGAGCGGCTTCAGGTCGAGGCGGTCAAGACAGACAACCCGACCGTGATGGCGAAGAACCTCGGCGCCAGCCAGGCGGTGCGCTCCATGCTATCCTGGCTTCAACGTGAGATTTTGACGCTTCGCCAGCAGCTTCGATAGAGATTCACCGGCCACCGTGGGTGCCGGTTAAAAAGCGTAGGTCCCCTCCTCTTCCACCTGCGCGAACCCACGGCTTTCCCTTCCAGCTCTTCCCTGGGAGGGGTTTGTCCTACGCTCCTTGTTGCGCCCCTGACACTTTCTGCGGCATAGTTGCCGTAGTAAGGGTGTCGCCGACCCAATCTCAAACGGGCGTAGGAGCGAAACTTGGACCCAGACGCCACCGCTCAGGCGACGGAAACTGCGACCGTATCGCAGTCCACCGCCGAGCAGACCCAGACCCCGGAGCAGGTTCAGCAGGACAACAGCGGTTTCCAGAAGCGCATCAACGAACTGACCGCAGCAAGGCATCAGGCCGAAGAGGAAGCTCGTCGGCAGGCTGCCCAGAACCAGGAACTTATGACGGCGATTCTGTCTCAGCAGGCAAGACCTGCTGCGCCGGCCGAAGCCGCTCCCGAGTTCGACCCCGAAGAGAAGCGCAAGTTTGACTACCTGCTGGGTCCGATGGTCCAGCGCATGGAGCAGATGCAGCGCCTCATGGAGCAGCAGGTGGGGCAGGTTCAGCTTCGTCAGTCAGTGCAGCGAGTCGCCGACCCCGAGATTGCTCGGGAGGCCGAGTCGCTGTACCAGAAGTGGGCACGACGGGACGATGTGAAGGGATTCAACGCCGACGACGCCGTGATTTACGCGGCGGGCAAGAAGTACCTGGCGGCACAGCAGGCAGCTCGTGCCAGCCACCAGGGGCTTCAGGACTTCAACAACGGCGCTGCGCCCCCGATGATTCAGGGTCGTCCCCCTCCCGCTGCTGCGTCTCTGGAACCCGCTGTTCCCGGCGACATCGACTCCTGGTCCCCAGAAAAGCAAGCCGACTACTGGGAGAAGCAGCTAGGGGGCAAGTCCTTCTAGCCGCGTCTCCCCTCACCGGAGACTCACATGGCCAACGAGATTATGAGCACCACCGCCGCCGCTACCGGAAACGGTACGGGCGGCGTGGCGACTTCGCAGAAGAAGTACCTCGCCTCGAAGCTGATTCAGCGGTCCTACCAGAAGCTCATCGCCCACTCCATCTGCGACAAGGTGCAGTTGGAGAAGGGTGTCGGGCTCACCGCCAACTTCGTCCGGTTCAACCGGATGAACGTTCCGCTGGCGGCTCTCTCGGAGGGCAGCGACCCGTCGAACAGCACCTTCAACCTGAGCCAGGTGCAGGTGACTCTCGACCAGTGGGGGGACCAGATTGTCCTCACCGACGTGGCGCAACTGACCACGTTCCACCCGCTGCTTCAGCAGGCCATCGAGCTTCTGGCCGACAACGCCCAGCGCGTCATCGACCGTGAGGTGCAGATTGTCTGGCTGGCCGGCACCAACATTCAGTACGCCGACGGGAGCGTCACCACCCGGCGCACCATCACCAGCGCGCTGAAGATGACCGACAATGCCATTCACCAGGCGCGCGTGACTCTGGTGGACGGTGGCGCTCCTCCCCGTGGTGGTCCGGCCGGCGGCACTCACGCCGCCAGCGCGACCGGCACCATCAACGGTGGGAGTTCCTACGTCGCCATCTGCGGTCCGCAGGTGATGGCGGACATCATGCAGACCAGCACCTCGCTCGGGAGCTTCGTCTCGGTGGCGATGTACGCCAACCAGAAGGCGCTCTACAACGCCGAGGTCGGCACCTGGCTCGGCATCCGGTGGGTGGAGACGAACTTCATCCCGAAGTTCACCCTGCTCGGCGGGAAGACCATCGCCGTCGCCAGCACTGCGAATATGGGAGCGGCTGACAGCCCAGTTGTGACCGCCGTTTCCACCGGCGGCGCGCTGACTTCCTCGACCACCTACTACTTCAAGGTGACCCGGAAGGACCTGACTCGCGGTTTCGAGGAGGCAATCACCATCGCGCACTCGATGGCTTCAACGGCCACCTCGAACAACGAGTCGTTCACCTTCGACATGCCTGCCACCGCCGGGTACGTCTACAACGTGTACTTCGACAGCGAGCAGGCTGGCGGAGACGGCACCGACGCCAAGCTGAAGCTGGCCGCAACCAACGTGGCTGCTTCGGCCACCGCCACCATCACCGCGGTCGGCTCGGGCGCCACCGCTCCGGACCACATCCGGGCGGCGGACGACGGTTCTGACCCCTCGGCGGTTCATCCGGTCTACATCCACGGCGCCGAGTCGTGCAGCTGGGTGGGGCTCCAGAACCTGGAGACGTTCATCACCAAGGACGAGTCCATCATGGGCAACATCCTCCAGCGCTACAGGGGCATCGGCTACAAGTTCCTGGGCAAGGCGATGATTCGTGACCAGGACCGCATGCTGCGCCTGGAAGTCGCCTCCACCTACTCCTAGTCCGTAGGGCAACCTCAGAGCCCGTGACAGCAACGTCCCCGCTGTCACGGGCTTTTCACAAGAGGGGATAGGAGCACAGCACATGGCTAAGAACAGTGACACTGCGGTAGAGGCAACCAACACCGAGGCGGACAAGCTCGGAGCAACCATCAAGAAGGTGCTGGAAGAGGTGCTTCCGGCTATCGCTGCGATGCAGGGCGCGCAGCAAGCGAAGATGTTCCCGGCCAAGCCGTTGCCTGCTTCCGCCGGCGGACACTGCCACCAGTGCAAGCAGTACAAGGTGGCCTGCAAGGGCAAGCACCGCCAGGCGGTGGTATTCCCGCGCAACCCCAACTACGCCAACGACTTCCCCGGCGTGAAGCTCAACGGACGAGTGTACCGGTCCAACAGCTACGGGCATCAGGTCACCGTGCCCCACGACTGCAACATCGAGTACATGGTCGCCGAGTGGGAGCGCAACGAGGACGAGTTGAAGCTCGGCAAGCAGAAGCAGCATCACAGCGGACGCATCAGCCCCACCGGTGCTTCCATCAATCCGCTGACCCCCAACTCTTTCATTCGGTGAGGTAGTCCATGGCAGCCCAGGTAAACCCGGTAAAGACCACCCCCGCCGTGTTGTCTGCGGCTGCCGCATTCCCGAACGCCGCTCAGCGGTCCTTTGCCGAGGCTCTGGTGAAGGAACTCTACGAGCTGCGTAACGTGGTTGACGCACTGACCACCGCCTACAACCTGGTGGTCACTGCCGCCAACGCCACCGCGACTAAGTACAACGCGCTGGCGACCAAGTACAACGCGGCGGCGGGGAAGTACAACACGCTGGCGACGCTGTTCAACGCCTTCACCGCAACCAGGACGTTCTCTCTGGAGAACGTCGCGGCTGCGGTGGCGGACGGGGTTCACGCGGCGTTCGCCGGCAACGATGCCAGCAACGACTTTCCCGGCGCTTTCACCAATCCGGTAGTTCCTCGGAACGTCACAGTGACGTTTGGAGCTACCTGGGACGGCGGGGATGTTACGGTGGTTGGTACTGACCAGTTTGATGCTGCCGTATCGGAAACCATCGCGGACAACCCTGGTAGCGCTGTAGCAGGGGTCAAGATTTTCAAGACCGTCACCAGCGCAACCAAGGAGGCTGTTGGCGCGGCTGCTGGAACCGCGTCCATCGGAACGGGCGACAAGCTCGGTATCGCAGCCGATGTCGTCGGCGCGTTTGGCGCGTTGCTGGTCGGGACCACCCCCGAGGCGGTGACCGTCGATGCCACCTATGACGCCTTCACTCCCACCACAGTGCCCGATGGAGCCGTGGACTACACCTTGATGGTGAACGTAAACACGTCGAACGGCGCTACTGACGCGGCGGTTGACGGTGCTACTGACGCCACCACCAACGCGGCAGCCGGCGTCGCCCCCGCCTCCGTCACCGTAACGGTGTAGCGATGGGTGTCCTCAACCGCGGGCAGTTGGTCGCTGCCGGGCTGCTTGAGGCTGGGAATACCAGCCTCACCACCCTTGCAAACGGCTGGCTCAACGACTGGCTGGACAGCACTGCGCTGGCCTGGCCCTGGCCGGTGCTTCAGCGGCGCATTGCCGGAGTTGCGCTGGCTTCGGGCACGCAGAGCCTGAGTTTCGGCAACGGCGCAGCCGGCGTCTCGGTGCGTGTCTCGCGGGTCATCGACCCTATCTGGGTCTATGACAGCCTTTACAGCACCAAGGTCCGCGCCCGCATCATCCCGCTGCTGGGCACCGGTGCTGGGTGGGACGAGTCCATCAACGACCCGTCTACTAACATCGGCATCCCCCAGCGGTTCAAGCTGCGCGCCGACGAGTCGGTGGCGAAGCGCTGGAGCCTCATTCCCACCCCGGTTCCTGACCGGGCGCTGCTGCTCGCCATCGACTACATCTGTATCCCGGCGCAGCTCGCGGCTGACGCGACCGTACCCTGGTACGAGAACGACCGGACGATTCGGCAGGCAATCAAGTGCGCCGCGCTGAATCACATGAAGAAGGTCGAGGAGCTTCAGGCCGAGCGTGAGGTGCTGCGCAGCTACAGCATCGAAGACCGGGTGAAGTTTGGAGAACAGCCCGGCACCAACGACCAGCTCGGGCTCGACCCGGCGGTCTTCAGCTAGGAGCCCTCGTGGCTAAAATCCGTCGCGGCAACAACCGTGTCGCTGTAACCGGGCGCGGCGGCGTCAACCTGCTCGAAGACCCGAAGGCCATCAGGGACGACGAGCTGGTGAGGGCCAAGAACGTCATCCCCAGCGCGGGCGTCCTGGCGATGCGCAAAGCCCTGGCGCACGTCAAAGACTTCTTCACCTCCACCTCGTACCCCATCGCCTTCACCATCCCGTCGCACCTACCGGATGTCGAGGCGGTGTTCGTGCTGCGCGACGTAGCTGGTGGCGGGGTTACGACTCTCTACCTGCCGACTCCGGGCTCCAACGTCAGCGCGCAGCTCTGTGACGTGCCGACTGCCGGCGTGCCGCAGTTCGTACAGGTCGGCGCCATCCTGGTCTGTCTCCCTGGCCAGCCTGGAATGTCGGCGGCGAACATCGGCGAGGGCGGTTTTGCGGTCGGATACCGCGCCAACGCTGACGCCAACCTGTTCGGATTCGGCATCGAGGGGATGGCGGTTCAGTGGGCCGAAACCTCCAACGGGTTCGTGCCGACCGTCGGCTGCATGTACCTGGACCGCTTCGTTTTCGCCAACTGCGGTCCCGGCTATGAGTCGGTGCTGGGGTTCGCCGACAAGGCAGTCACCATCAGCGCGGACGGCGTAACGCCGGGGACTCTCAAGTTCACCATTGGCGAAGAGTTCCTGTCTGGTGACCAGCGCAACATTCAAATCGGCGAGGCTGACGGGGACCGCATCGTCGCTCTGGTCCCGGTGATGCTCACCGCCATCGGCAGCCCGGTGCAGAGCGGCCTCTTCGTTCTCAAGGAGCATTCGGCCTATCTCATCAGCGGGCAGCCCAACGAGACGACCGACCCCGGCGACGTGTTCGCTGGCCTGGACATCGCCAACGTCTACATGAAGTGTGGCTGCGCCTCGCCGAACACGGTGGTTAAGACGCCCTACGGAACCCTTTGGGCCGGGCCGGATGACGTGTGGCTGTTCGAGGGTGGCAGCGTGCCGCGTCGGGTGGGAAGCAAGATTGCGGAGGTGCTGAAGAACACCCCCGCCAACCTGCGCTATCGGTGGCATGCCGCCTACCACGACGGGTTCTATCGGCTGGCGGTGTTCAGCGAGGGGCAGGGGCCGACTGACGACTCGCCATGTGGCGAGCAGTGGTGGCT